GAGGGGCAGATGTCGATCTGGGTAGATCGACCTCGGCGTAAAGCCGGGCTTTAGTTAGAATAAGAGGAGACCACGATGGGTGACTTCCCATTCCTAACTGATGCGTACGGTAATTTTGCCTATACGATGCCGAATGCCTCGGTACCCTTGTTAAGGGTGTCGAATAACTCGGTTTTCGTAACGGTTGGATTCGGACGCGACTCATTTTGGAGTGTGAGGACTGGTAAAACCAGTAACCATCCTCGTTTGCTTGGGGGCTCCGGCCCCCTTTGGAGAGATCCAAGCTCTTATTCTCGATATGGACACCGGTGGGAGGGTATCTCACCTGGTAAGTACAAGTTGGGAGACTCGTTTTCCCTTTATGTACAGAACGCGTATATTAATCACGTTGATTTAAATAGCGCGCTATCCAGGTACGATAACAATCCCTATTATTTACCCGGTAGTCTAGTGTCTATCAAGTCAGCCACGGGCACGGAAGTTGACAACTCTCGTGTTCGTGCTGAGTCTAAGGCACTAGCTGACCTTGCAAGCAGCAAGGCATCCATGGGCGAGAACTTAGCCCAGTTGAACCAAACTGCCGATCTGTTCGGGGCAATCGCGGACGCGTCCTTGGACGTTATGCGTGCGTACCGAGCAGTTAGGCACGGGAGGCTTCCAAACTTGCATTCGCTTAACGTGAAGGCAATTAGGAAACTGATCCGTGACGGCAAGTTGGAGAAAAGGGTAGCCAACTATTGGTTATCTTACTGGTTTGGTTTTAAACCGTTAGTTAGCGACGCGTATGGTTTGTACGAGCTCATGCTCGAACAGGCTAAACCTGTTATGCTAGTTCACGGTCGTGGCCGATCCCAGTTGATACATGCAGGGTCTTACCAGGCCCCTAGTGTATCTACTTCTGCTCCCGGTTACCGGTTCAGTGATAGCTCATCTATCCTTCATCAAACCCATATTACTGGGAAACTTGATGATGCTAGATTGCTCCGCTTGATTAACAGAGTTGGGATGTTGAACGTTCCGAGTTTAGCTTGGGATCTTATACCTTTCTCCTTTGTGATTGATTGGGGTGTGCCGGTTGGCGAACTCTTGTCCAACCTCACAGCTACCTCTGGTTTAACTTTCGTGGGTGGTTCATCCACTGTACGTTATGAGCGTGAGCTTCTGTGTACTGTGGATCCAAGGTGGCTTTATACAGGATCGCAAGGCCCTGTATCCCATCTTTGGGGATTTGGCACTAATAGGACTAAGCTTAACAGCTGGCCTAAAGGTGGTCTATATTCCAAACCATTCTTTACGGGTGCTAGTCGTTTCGCAACGATTGGTGCTCTTATGTCCAACCTATTGAGAGGAGCATAGCGTTTCTCTCATTTTACTGAAAGGTACTACCATGCCAAGTATGGCAAATGTGATCCTTACGGATCGCGCTACCACCCCTGTCAACCACACATTTACTCCGCAAGGTAGCGAAGGTGAGGCTGGTGGTCGGTACACGAAAGCTGCGGCGTCGTCTCTCGGCGACTACCTCTTGAAGATCAACCCCCGTCGTACGCCTTCGGGCAGACGGAAAATCGATCTTGAGCTTTCCCTTCCGGTTCTCGTAACAGAAACGATCAACGGGGTATCGTCCTATACGGTCGCACGTACTTCACGTGCTTCCGCGTCGTTCGATTTTCCGCCTGACGCTACGTTGCAGGAACGAAAGGATATCGTCGGTATGCTGTATACTGCGCTCGCTTCGGCGACCGCGCAGGTCGACAGTGTTCTCACGGTGGGTGAAAATGTCTGGTAAGGCTTGGCCTTTGGCCTATGCTTTCCTCGCATTACTCATCTTCTTGATGATGTTCTTTCTATTGACCGCCCTTGACGGGGCCACAATACGGATTGGAGCCTTCCATGACTGGAATACTCGAACGGAGATCCCGGAAAAGTCCTCAGTTGGACAAGAACGAGATTCTCCCTACCGACTACACCGCGATAGTCGACGATTGGGTGAAGACCCTTTCGTCGTCTCCTAAGAATGACTACTTAAAAAGAGTCATCTTTGAAAAGTTCGTTGACAAGACAACTGTTCCTCCCGAAGTTCGGAAGGAAAGGGCCATTGCGAAGTGGCTCTCCATGGAGGCAGTTAACAAGGAAACGAACTTACGGATGTTGACTACGCCTGACGACGCAGTACTACTGTCTGAAGTTAGGTTTGGTCCTTTCGTTGAAAAGTGTCGCGATATAATTGCCAGCATCATCGGCGATATGCCACCTGACATGACCTCAGGGTCATTCTCGGGCGGAGCGTCGACTAGCAGGGCACGTACTCGAAGCAATCCAGCCGAAAAGTACGTCGGTAAAGCACATTCAACACGTGCTTGTTTGAACGTTTTCGATCAGACCGAATACGAAAGTTGGTTTGAAATCTCTCCTCTGTCTCTCGAGATGGTGGGGGGAGCGAATATGTTCACTGTCCCAAAGAACGCACTTATTGACCGTGTGGCTTGTAAAGAGCCAGACATCAACATGTTCCTTCAAAAGGGAGCTGGAACCCATATTCGTCGTGCTTTGCGTCGTAAAGGTGTTAACCTCCAAGATCAAAGTATAAACCGTATGCTAGCACAGAGAGGAAGTAATAGTGGCGACTTAGCCACGCTTGACCTCTCCTCTGCGAGTGATACGGTTTCGTACGAACTGGTTTCGCTGTTGATGCCCACCTTATGGTTCAGTTATCTGAACTCCATCAGGAGTCCTGAGATCCGAATCGCGGGTGAACATCATTCGTGTGAAATGTTTTCGTCTATGGGCAACGGGTTCACGTTCGAGTTGGAGAGCTTGCTCTTTTATGCTCTGGCGCGGACTACCGCTTACTTCACGAGAACAAAAGGTATCGTTTCCGTATATGGTGATGATATTATAATCCCTAGTAGAATGGATAAAGCCTTTAGGCATATACTATTCTATTTCGGGTTTTCACCTAATCCGGATAAATCGTTCTCAGAAGGCCCCTTCCGCGAAAGTTGCGGGGGTCATTATTGGAATGGTTGCGATATTACACCTTTCTTTGTTCGGAGACCTATCAATCGACTTAGTGAGCTGCTCTTGTTCCTTAATAATCTTAGGATCTGGAGCGGTCGAGGTGAGTCGGTCTTTCTTGATGACGAAGCGTGGCCCTTGTGGTCATTGTTAGCTCAGGATGTACCTCCGTGTTTAAAAGGTGGCGATCTTGTCTCCAGTGGGTGTCAACAGCTCATATCCCCGGGTAATCCGAGGAAAAGGTTGAAGCCACTCACTAACGATAAAACTCTTCCGGAGGAAGGAAAGTACTTAGCGACCTTGAATAAGATCCAAGATCGTTCAGAAACTCCCTTTCTCTCAGAAAGCGTTGACAAGACCGTTCTTAGTAAGTGCAGGTTTGCAAATGCTAAGAAATGGACGTGGCACTCATGTGGAATGCTCTTCCTAGAAGAGGCCGCATAAGTGGTACCCGGCTAACTGCCGGTGGGTTACG